CCACGAATGCGATGTCCTGTCGAGGGAGAGCTGCGGCTGCTGGCCCGGCGAAACCGTGACAGTTGACGGCGAGTCCCAAATCGTCGAATACGTCTTCACCAAGGCCGAAGGGAAGGAACTCTCAGGAGTCAACGTCCCGGCGGTGCCCGGAACCAGAATCGAAGATGTCCGCGCCGCGCTCTCTGCAGAGCTTCACCTACACCCCACCCGACCGAATCGCCCCAAGGAGCCCTCGATGCCATTCCCCAAACTCGCCGCGGCGCTCGCGCTGACGGCCCTGACGGAGGCCGACGACGATCGGGCCGCTCAGGTCATCTCGGGGCTGCGCGAGCGGGCCCTGAACGCGGAGATCGAGCTCGGCACGCTCCGCGCCGACGTCACCCGGCTGACCGCAGAGGTCACGGCAGCGCGCACCGCTTCGGCGGCCGCGCTGACCGCGCAGACCGATCGCGAGATCGCGGATGCCTACGCGGCCGGCAAGCTCGGCTACGGCAAGGATGCCGAGGGGAAGAACACGCCGGACCCGCTGGAGTCCCTGCTCCGCGAGCACGGAACGACCGCGGGCTTCGACTCGCTCAAGGGCAAGCTGGCTCTGATGGTGGTCCGGGTCCCGGTCGGTCAGCGCCCGGTGGTGCAGCTGGCGACCGAGCCCAAGAAGACCGCGCTCGGCTCGGTTCCGCTGGCCTCGGAGAACCCGCACCTAGGCAACGTCGCGGCCCAGCTCGGCGTGAAGCCGGAGGACGTCGCGAAGCGCGCCAACGCTCTCGGAAACGGAGCAGCCTGACATGACCGCCATCGGAGCAACCGCAGAGCGCGCGACGCTCACCGTGTGGGACGAGCGCGTTTGCGCCGCGGTCCCGCTGACCGCGTCGACCCGCATCCCGCTGGGCGGCATCGTCATGGTGGTGTCCGGCACCGGCACCGCGCTCAACGGCGCCGACACGGCCAACGGCATCGCGCTGGGCATCGCGACCCAGACGGTCGACACCGCGCTGGGCCACACCAAGTGCATCTACAAGCGCTGCGTGCCCTGGCTCGTCAACGACGGGACCATCACGGCGGCCAACATCGGCCAGATGGCCACCATCCTCGACAACCAGACGGTGAGCCTCGCGGCCACCACGACCAACGATGTCGGCGCCGGCGTCATCGAGGCCGTGGACGCGACCCTCGGCGTCCTCGTCAACATGCTCGGCAACAAGATCGGGGCGCTCTGATGCAGATGCAAGAAGGCGCCGCCCCGCGCGGCAAGGTCCTGTTCTCGCGGGACCTCACCACCGGCAAGCAGGATGTTCGGTTCGGTGGGTCGCTCGCCGACACCACGGTCAACACCGGCGTCCGCATCGGCGGCAGCTCGCCCGACGAGGCCAAGATCGAGGCCGCCTACATCGGGTTCGGCACGCGGCTGCAGAACCGCTGGGCCACCGGCTCGCCGATCCACACCCGGATCGCAACCGTGGCGACCACGCCAAACCTCCTGAACCGCGAGCTGTGGCTCAACGCGCTGCCCAACATGCGGATGTGGGAAGGCGCGAAGGTCATCGACCAGATCAGCGCCGAGAGCCTGCCCATCGTGACCCGCCCCCACGAGGCGACCATCTCGATCGGCAAGGGCACGATCCAGAACGACCAGCTCGGCCTGTACGGTCCGCACATCGACAAGCTCGGCGACGCCTTCCCGAACGCGCTCGATGACCTCGCGGTCACCTTCCTCTGCGCCGGCATCCAGGGCACCTCGCTCGGATCGACGTACGACGGGCAGAACCTGATCGACACCGATCACACGTTCCGCTCGGCGGACGCCGGCGTGGCCGCGTTCCAGCGCTCGAACAAGATCGCCGGGGCGTTCTCGGCGGCCGTGTTCCAGGCCGCGATGCAGCGCTACTACAAGCTGACCAACGAGAAGGGCATCCCCGTGAACATGGGGAACCGCCGCATGCTCCTGGTCCACGGCCCGGACAACGAGATCCTGGTGCGCAACGTGCTTCGCCAGCAGATCGCTGCGGGCCTGTCGCAGAACCTCGACGTGGGCCGCGCCGAGCCGGTGATGGTGCCCTGGATCCAGGCGCGCACCACCAGCGTGCTGGGCACCTCGGTTACCCTGACGGGCCTCGAGTGGTTCCTGATCCCCGAGGGCAGCGCCTCGGTGATCATCCAGGTCAAGCGCGCCGCCGAGTTCCTCTCCGTCGAGGAGGGGTACCAGGTGTTCATGAACGCCCGGTTCTACTACGGCATCGAGGCCGAGTTCGGCGGCGTCTACGGGCTCTGGCAAGAGGTCGTGGGCGGCCCCGGGTCGTAGTCCGCGCTCGCGTCGAGTACTCCCCGGTCGGCAATATTTTCCACACCAGGACGCACATGGACGACCTCAGCACCCTCGCAATCCTCCAGCCGACCGACGCGGAAGTGGTCGCGGCGCAGCACGCCGCCGTCCTCGCCGCGAACGATGCGCGGACGCGGCTCCGGCTCGCCACCGACAACCGCGCGCGGGGCCTCCGCGAGCCCCAGCCCGGCGACCGCATGCAGATCCAGCCGGCCCGCGGCATCCGTCCGGGCCGGGCCCGTGCCGGCATCTACTTCCCCGCGGACGCGTGGACCGAGGTCCGCGTGCTGGGCCAGGACGACGAGCGCCCCGCGCCGAATTCGGTGTCCTGGAAAGCCGTGGACGTTCACGGCGCCGAGCAGATCCTGGCGGACGACTCGCTGACCTCGCGCGGCACGAGCGCGAGCGAGGCCGAGGCCGGCGAGCTGCGCGCGAAGAACGCCGAGCTCGAGCAGCGCACGGCCCGTCTCGAGGCCGAGCTGCGCGCGGCGCGGCGCGGCGCGGGGCCCGACCCGGGCGACGGCACCTCGGCCCGGCTCAAGGCCGCCGCCGCGACCCGGGCGAAGTCGGAAGATGACTTCGGGGGCCGCAAGGGCTGATCGTGGCCTACTCGACGTCAGCGCAGGTCCAGATCGCGGTCGGCGGGCTCGCTCGCCTGACCGAGCTGACCGATCTGGAGAACACCGGGGCGACGTCGCCGATCGCGGCGACGGTCAACCAGGCGATCGCGGACGCCGACGGCGTGATCAACTCGTACCTGGGCAAGCGCTTCGCGGTCCCGCTGGCCACCGTGCCCGACACCATCTCGATGCTGTCGGCGAGGTGGGCGGCGCGCGTGCTGCGGCAGAACAAGTACAACGGCCAGCCGCTGCAGGACGACATCGACCGCGAGAAGATCGACCGCGAGTGGCTCGATGGCGTGTCGCAGGGCAAGTACAGCCTCGGCATCGAGCCGGTGCCGCCGAAGGCCTCGATGGTGACCGACGCGGTGGGTCCGCGCGATCCGAGCCTGCTCGTGTCGCGGCAGACCATGAAGGGCTTCTGGTAGCCGTGCCGGTCCAGGTCGCCGCGAAGGTCAACATCGCTGGCGTCGTCGCGGCGTTCGGCCGTATGTCGACCTCCGACTACACCAAGGTGTTCCGCGAGGCGCGCAAGCCGGCGCGGCACGACCAGGCCGACCACGCGAAGCGCGAGCAGGCCCCGACCGGGCGCTGGCCGGGCCTCGCCCCCAGCACGCTCGAGCGCCGCACCCGCGCGCGTGGCCGCAGCAAGAGCGGTCGCAACCGCAACTGGCCCACCAAGCTACTCGGCCGCTTCCCCGGCTCGCTGCGGATGATGGCCAGCTCGAAGCACCTGATCGTGCGCTCGCGCGTCAAGCGCTTCTCCTGGATCCATCAGGCCGGCGGCGTCGCGGGCCACGGCGCGCGCATCCCAGCGCGCCAGTACCTGTGGATCTCGACGCGCCTCAAGAAGGACGTGACGGCGCTGTTCCGCTCGTTCCTGCTCGCCCGCTTCCGCGGTAGGACGTGGCCCTGATGGGGCACGTCTTCGACACCGGGGCGACCTCGCCGCAGCGCACGCGCCTCCGTCAGGGCGCGGTTTCGCTGCTGGCCGGCCTCAAGCTGCCGGTCGGCTACCTCGCCGCGGTCATCCCGTGGGGCCAGGTCGTGCGCTCTTACACCGACGAGGTGGGCGTTGCGCAGCTGGTCGACACGCTGGCCGCGCGCTCACCGTCGATCGCGGTCGCCTTGGGCGATCGCGACGACACGACAGCGGCCATCGGCGGCTTCCAGTCCAAGGGCGAGATCGAGCTGTTCCTCTACTTCTGCTCCGCCAACGCACGCGATCAGCTCGTCGGCCGCCTCGAGATCGACTCGCGCGGCCTGGTCGATGACCATGCCGATCCGGGGATC